CGCGCTGCTGCAGGCTTGCGGCATGTCTGAGACGATCGTGGCCAGCACCTCGGTGACCTACGCCCCGGTGAGCGCGGCGTTCTCGAGCGCCACCATCTACTTCAACAACGACGGCATCCGCCACATCCTGACCGGCTGCCGCGGCACCTTCACGCTCACCGGTGAAGTGGGCCAGATCCCCACGATCGACTTCACGATGGTGGGCGTCTACAACGCACCAACCGACACGGCGCTGCCCACCACCACCTACAGCCAACAGGCCAGCCCGCTGATCTTCAAGCAGGGCAACACCTCCGCGTTCCAGTTCTTCAGCTATGCCGGCTGCCTCCAGTCGGTCAGCTTCGACATGGCCAACGAGACGGTCTATCGCGAGCTGGTGGGCTGCACCAAAGAGATCCTGATCACCAACCGCGCGCCCAGCGGCACCGTGGTGATCGAGGCACCTGCCCTAGCCACCAAGGACTATTTCAACATTGCCCAGACCGAGACCACAGGGAACCTCACCTTCCTGCATGGCACCGCTGCCGGCAACCGTGTCACCTTCACGGCTGGCCAGTGTGACATCACCAACCCGACCTACGCGGATCAGGATGGCGTGCAGATGCTAAGCATCCCTTACGTTGCGGTGCCGACCACGGCCGGCAATGATGAGCTGAGTCTCGCTTTCACCTGATAGGAGCCCTGCATGGCGTTTGTTCTCAAGCAGTCCGACACCTACGTCTGGCCGGTTACCTTCGACATCCCCGTCGATGGCGGTCGCCACGAACGGCAAACATTCGACGGTGAGTTCAAGCGCCTTCCTCAGAGTCAGATCGGTCCAATGGTGGCCGAGCTGACCAAATTGGAAGACCTAGGCGACCTAGACCGCCTCACCGAGATCGCGCGCGAGCTGCTGGTTGGCTGGTCCGGTGTGACCGGCGACGACGGCAAAGAGATCCCCTACAGCCAAAAGGCGCTCGATCAGCTGCTTGAGGTTCCTTTCCTCGCGGTGGCGGTTCTGAAGTCGTACATGGACAGCATCAAGGGAGCCAAGAGAAAAAACTGATTGAGGCCGCCGAGCACTGGGCTGGCGGCGACGTGGTGGACGAAACGGATGCAGACGCGGCAGCCCTTGGCATCGTGATGCCGGAGCAGCCGCCGGAGGATTTTGAGGTGTTCGAGGAGAACTGGCCGGTGGTTGAAATGTTTCTGCGCGTCCAGACGCAGTGGCGCACAACCATGAGCGGCGTGCTGGGGCTCGATTATGGAGCCGTGGCATGGCTCCTTAGACTGTATGAAGTGGAAGACCCGCGCGCGCTGCTGGAGGATCTGCAGATCATGGAAGCCGCCGCGATGATGGTCATCAACAGCCGGAGCAGCTGACATGGCGATGAACATGGACGCCATGCTCCGCATCAAGGCGGACGTTCAGGGCGAAAACAACATCCGCCGGCTTGGCAACTCCATGCAGGGGTTGCAGGGGCAGGTTAAGAACGCGGCCGCAGGCTTCAGCAGCCTGAAAGGCGCAGTAGCCGGCTTCGGCGCGGCGATCGCTGGCAGCGCCATTGTGGGCGGCCTGACGGCGGTGGTGAAGAAGTCGATCGACGCAGGCGATGAGCTGTTCAACCTGCAGGCCAAGACCGGCGTAGCGGCAAACGCGCTGATTGGTATCGGCAACGCAGCCAAGCTGGCCGATGTGGACATGGCCACGCTGGGCAAGGGCCTGACCAAGCTCAACATCAACTTGGTCAGGGCAGCTGAAGGCAACGAAGATCTGGCGCGCAAGTTTGCTGCGCTTGGCGTCGAAGTGAAAGGCGCCGATGGGCAGGTGGTCTCATCGGACAAGGCGCTGAAGCAGATTGCCGATCGCTTTGCGGACATGCCGGATGGTGCGCAGAAAGCTGCTGCTGCCGTGGCATTGTTTGGCAAATCTGGCGCTGATCTCATCCCGCTGCTCAATGAAGGCGCGGCCAGCATGGAAAAGTTCACCTACAAGGTGAGCGATGACTTTGCGGCGCGCTCTGATTTGTTCAATGACACGATCACCGAGCTTGGCATCAAGACACAGGGCTTTGGGCTTGAGCTGACTGATGCGCTGTTGCCGGCGTTGCAGTCAATCCTTGAGGTGTTTGGCGATCTGTTTGACACCGATCAGGACTGGACGGCGCTATTCAAGGTGATTGAAGGAGTGATTCGCGGCATTGCCGTTGCGATCTACACCGTCGTCAAGGCGGTGGACATCTTGATCAAGAACGTGGTGGCATCGGTGCAGGCGGCAGGCCAGGCATTGTCAGGAGATTTCGGCGCTGCATGGAACACCATCACCAGTCGGATGAGCAGCGGCATTGCAGAAGCGCAGCAAGCAATTAAGGACCTCAACAAGCTGGCCTTCGGTTCTGCCGTTTCCCCCGGCACCGGCCGCCGCACGCGCGGCACCAACATGGGACTGGACACCACTGACGCTGATCGTGAGCGCGAGGCGGCAGCGCGTAGAGCAGCCGCTGAAGCAAAGCGCGCGGCAACAGAGCAGGAGCGGCTCGAGCAGCGCCGTGACGACCTAGGACGGCGTGCGCTTGATTTGCAACAGCAACTGCGCGAGCAAATTGAGGATGTTAATAACGCCTATTCCGGCGTTGGTGCAAATGAGTTTGAGCAGCTGGCACTGCGGCGCAACGAAGCGATTACGGAAAACAATCGGCTGATCGACGAGCTGACCCGAGACGTTGTGACGCTTGCGGTTGAAATCAACAAAGCTGGCGGTCAGATTGATGTTGCACCCTTTGAAAAGTTGATCAATGCGTTGTCGGAAGCAAATGTTTTGCTGGCCGACAAAGAATACCAGCAAGGCTTAAAGGAGATTGGAGACGAGGCGGCGCAAGCTGCAATAGGATTGCTGGAGTTCACTGACGCAGTTGAACTACAAGGCTTTGCGCTGGCGGGCGTACAGGGTGCCATCAGCTCCTACCTGGACAGCATCGGCACACTGAAAGAAGGCATCAGCAGCCTGACCCAGAGCGCCTTCAAGGGGCTGGAGGATGCGATCGTCAGCCTGACGACGACCGGCACGTTTAACTTCCGTGCGTTTGCGCTGTCGATCATCGAAGAGACCACCCGGATGGTGACCAGGCTGCTGATCATCGCGCCGATCCTGCAGTTCCTTCAGAGCCTAATCCCTGGCGGCGGCGCGCTCAGCGGCACCAATGCGCTATCCACCACCAAACTGGTGCCTGGCGGCATCTTCGCCAAAGGCGGTACCTTCGCCAACGGCATCCAGCCGTTCGCCTCTGGTGGCATCGTCAACAGCCCGACGCTGTTCAAGTTCGCCAATGGTGGCGCAATGCGGAACGGTCTCATGGGCGAGGCTGGCCCTGAGGCGATCATCCCGCTGAAGCGCGGCCGCGACGGCAAGCTAGGAGTGGCAGGTGGTGGCGGCACCAGCGTGGTGGTCAACGTGGACGCCAAGGGCACCAGCGTGCAGGGCAACAGCGGACAAGGCGAGCAGCTCGGGCGTGCAATTTCGCAGGCGGTGCAGGCAGAATTGATCAAGCAGAAGCGGCCTGGCGGCTTGTTGGCGGCGTAACCGATGGCGACCTTTACCTACACCCCCAGCTTCGAGGCCACCGAGAGCAGCGCCCCTCGGGTGCGGCGATTCCAGGCTGGTGACGGCTACGAGCAGCGCGTCCGGTTTGGCCTCCACACCGATCCAAAGGAATGGAGCCTCACGTTCGCCAACCGCACCGACACTGAGCGCAACAACATCACGGCGTTTCTAGAAGCCCGCGGCGGCGTGGAGAGCTTCGACTGGACACCACCACGCGGCACTGCCGGCAAGTATGTCTGTGAGGAGTGGCAAGTGACGCTGAGCAACTGCAACAACAACCAGATCCAAGCCACCTTCCGCGAGGTGTTTGAGCCCTAATGGCTGTCCCCGTCTCCGATCTTCAGGCGATCGCGCCCAGCGCCGTCATTGAACTGTTCCAGCTGGAGCTGAACGTGTTGCAGCACGGCGTGAACGATACCTATCGCTTCCACGCCGGCACCAGCCTAAACAGCAACGGAGAGCTGATCTGGAACGGGCAGAACTACCTGCGCTTCCCGATTGAGGCGGACGGTTTTGAGTACAACGGCAACGGCCAGCTGCCCCGGCCGAAGATCCGTTGCAGCAACATCATGGGCACCATTACGGCGCTGTTGCTGACGCTGCCCGACGGCTTGGAGGGTGCGAAGGTGTCGCGGATCCGTACGCTGGCCCGCTACATCGATGCTGGCAACTTCCCCGGCAGCATCAACCCCTACGGCACCCCAGACCCGACCGCGGAGTTTCCGCGCGAGATCTACTACATCGATCGCAAGACCACCGAGACCCGCGACGTGGTGGAATTTGAGCTGGCGGCAGCGTTCGATCTGGCTGGCGTGCGTGCCCCGAAGCGGCAGTGCATCGCCAACATCTGCCAGTGGCGTTACAAGTCGGTGGAGTGCAGCTACACCGGCGCTCTGCCGACCTGCGATAAGACCCTGGACGACTGCAAGGCGCACTTCGGCGAGACGGCTGAGCTGCCCTTCGGTTCCTTCCCCGGCATCGGGACCTACACCGTATGAGCTGGCGCACTGAAGCACTGGAGCACGCAAAGGCCGAGGATCCGCGCGAAGCGTGCGGGCTGCTGGTGGTCGTCAAAGGCCGTGAGCGCTACTGGCCCTGCCAGAACTTGGCGGCCGGCACCGAGCAGTTCATGCTCAACCCAGACGACTATGCAGAGGCTGAGGATGCTGGCGAGGTCGTCGCGGTCATCCACAGCCACCCGATCACACCGCCGATGCCTAGCCAGGCCGATCTGATCAGCTGCGAGCGCAGCGGGCTGCCATGGCACATCGTCAACCCCAGAACCGAGACATGGGGCAGCTTCGAGCCGTGCGGCTATCGGGCGCCGCTGATCGGCCGGTCATGGGTGTGGGGCGTTACTGACTGCTGGACGCTGGCGCGTGACTGGTACGCAGAAAACGGCCTGCAGCTGCGCGACTGGGACCGCCCCCTAAATCCCGACGCATTCTTGGCGGATCCGATGTTTGACCGGTGCTGGAAGGCAACGGGCTTTCGCGAGCTGGACGAAGAGGAGCAGCTGGAACCTGGCGACCTGTTGCTGATGAGCATCAGCAGCCTTGGCCTCAACCACTGCGCTGTCTACATCGGCGAGCAGACGGTGCTTCACCACCTGCAGGGCCGCCTTTCGTCGCGTGATTTGTACGGCGGCTGGCTCCTAAAATGCACAGGAAGGAGGCTGCGCCATGCTTCGTAAGATCCGCCTCTATGGCCGGCTCGCCAAGTTCATCGGGCGACGGGTGCTTGAGGCCGAGGTGGCCAGCGCAGCTGAGGCGGTGCGCTTCCTGCTGGCCAACTTCCCGCAGCTGGAGCGGCACATGGCTGACCAGCACTACCGGGTGAGCGTGGGCAGTTATGACCTAGATGAGGGCGAGCTGCACGATCCGGCAGGCCAGCAGCAGATCAAGATCGTGCCCGTGCTCCAAGGGGCTGGTGCTGTGGGCCGGATCATCGCCGGCGTTGCATTGCTGGCCGTCTCCTTTGCGATCCCCGGTTTTGCTGCATGGGCTGGCCCTACGGCGTACTCGCTGATCATTGGCGTCGGCGCCAGCCTGGTACTTGGCGGCGTGGCTCAACTGCTCACGCCAGTGCCAACGATGAACAGCGGCAAAGATTCTGAGAAGGATCCGCGTAAGTCCTACAGCTTCTCAGGCATCCAGCAAACCAGCCGCCAAGGCGTGCCCGTTCCGGTCGTCTACGGCGAGACGCTGGTGGGCTCGGTTGTGATCTCGGCTGGCATCGACACAGTGCGGGTGAAAGGCTGATGACGCAGATCTACGGCGCTGGCGGTGGTGGCAAGGGTGGTGGCGGAAGCCAGAGCACACCCAAAGAGGCAGACGACAACCTGAACAGCAGGCAGTACGCAACCGTACTAGACCTGATCAGTGAAGGCGAGATTCAAGGGCTGAAGAACGGCTTTCAGTCGATCTATCTGAACAACACCCCAGTTCAGAACCCGAACGGGAGGTTTAACTTCAAGAACGTCGACGTGGAGGTGCGCTACGGCACGCAAGCACAGGACTACATCGCTGGAAATAATGCAATAGAGGATGAGAAGCCTGTTGGCGTTGAGGTACAAAAAGCCACCCCCATCACTCGCACAATCACCGATTCAAGCGTAGATGCTGCGCGGATCACAATTACGGTGCCGCAACTGCAGGAGATCACCAAAAATGGTGACATCGTAGGGGCTCAGATACGGCTGAAAATCGCGGTGCAGTACAACGGTGGCGGGTTTGCCACCGCCGGGCCTGGATTTATTGATGACACGATTAAGGGCCGCACAGCGGACGCATATCAACGCGACTACCTAATCGATCTGAATGGCGCATTCCCGGTTGACATCCGTGTGACGCGTGTGAACGATGACAGCAGTAGCGCCAAGCTGGCTAATGCGTTCAACTGGACCAGTTACACCGAGATCACCTACGCAAAGCTGCGCTATCCCAACAGCGCGCTGATCAGCCTGCGGGTGGATGCTGAGCAGTTCTCAAGCATTCCGGTTCGGTCCTATCTGATCCGCGGCATCAAAGTTCGGATTCCATCGAATGCGACGGTGGATGGCAACAATGGCCGTCTGGTCTACAGCGGGATCTGGGACGGAACATTTGGCGCGGCGCAATGGTGCTCTGATCCAGCGTGGATCCTGTGGGATCTACTCACCTCCACTCGCTACGGGTTCGGCGATCACATCCAGGCTGCACAGCTCGACAAGTGGGCATTCTTCGCCGCAAGCCAGTACGCCAGCGAGCTGGTGCCCAACGGTTTCGGCGGCCAAGAGCCGCGCTTCTCTTGCAACGTCAACATCCAGACGGCGGAGGAGGCTTATAAGCTGATCAACGACATGTGCTCGGTGTTCCGTGCCATGCCGTACTGGAGCACCGGCGCGCTGACGATCAGCCAGGACCGGCCGGCTGACTCGGCCTACCTGTTCACGCTGGCGAACGTCTCTGAGGAGGGCTTCAGCTACCAGGGCAGCAGCCGCAAGACGCGGCCAACGGTTGCCGTGGTGAGCTACCTCGACATTGACAGCCGCGACATCGCCTACGAGGTGGTGGAGGACCAGGCCGCAATCACCAAGTACGGCGTGGTGACCACTCAGATCAGCGCTTTCGCCTGCACATCTCGCGGGCAGGCCGCGCGCATCGGCGAGTGGCTGCTCTACTCAGAGCAAGCGGAATCAGAAGTGATCAGCTTCACCGCATCGATCGATGCCGGCGTGGTGGTGCGGCCCGGTCAGATCATCGAGGTGGCAGATCCAACGCGAGCCGGTGCAAGGCGTGGCGGGCGGATCACCTCAGCCACCACCACAGCGGTCACGGTGGACGATGCCACGGGGTTGACCTTCAGCGCAGGCGCCACCCTCTCGGTAATCCTGCCCACCGGCATTGTGCAGACCCGCAACGTGACGGGGATTGCCGGCAGTGTGATCAGCCTGGCTGAGCCGCTCACCGCAGCGCCCAACGCCAACAGCGTGTGGATCTACCAGGCCAGCAACATCCAGACCTCAACCTGGCGGGTGTTGTCGGTACAGGAACAGGATGGTGCGCAGTACGCGATCAGCGCGCTAGCCTACAACGCCAGCAAGTACGGCTACATCGAGCGCGGTGCCCCCCTCCAGCGGCGCGATGTCAGCGACCTGAACATCATTCCGCCAGCGCCCACCAACCTGCAGGCTGCTGAGGTGCTTTATGAAAACAACGGCCAAGCGTTGTCCAAGCTGATCGTTAGCTGGCAGCCGGTGCTTGGCGTCAGTGAGTATCGGATCAGCTGGCGGCAGCAGGATGGCAACTGGACAACCACCACTCAGGCACGGCCGGATTACGAGATCCTCAACACCGCAGCCGGGACCTATGAGGTAGAGGTCTACAGCCTCAGCGCTGCGCTGCGGGCATCGATTGAGCCGGCCCAGCTCACCGTGCAGGCATTCGGCAAGACAGCCCCGCCCCTGTCGCCCATCGGCGTGTCGCTCATCCCGATCGATGAAGCTAGCGCCGTCATCAGCTGGGATCGCTCCACTGAGCTTGACGTGGTGCTCGGCGGCAAAGTGCTGATCCGCCACAACGTGCTGATGACCGCTGCGACGTGGGAGGACAGCCAGGAGATTGTCTCAGCTGCAGCTGGAAGCCAGACACAGAAGCAGGTGCCGCTGCTCGGTGGCACCTACCTGTTGAAATTCGAGGATGACACCGGCAACCGCTCGACATCGGCAGCCTCTGTGGTCGTCGGCTTGCCCACCCCACAGCCTCGCCTCCTAGCGCAGAGCTACCGGGAGGATCAGGAAACCCCGCCGTTCTCCGGCAACTTCACCGACATGTTCTACAGCGCCGAGCTAGACGGCGTGGTACTGAGCACAGGCGAGAACGTGGACAGCATGGCCACAGACGGCGACTGGGATGCACTTGGCACGGTCGATGCAGTCGGTGGCGTGCTCGCATCCGGCGAGTATGAGTTCGGCAGCACGCTGGACCTTGGCGGGATCTTTGATCTCAACATGACCCGGCACTTCGTCACACGGCCATTCCTGCCAGGATTGCTGTGGGATGACAAGCCGGGCGACATCGATGAGAACAACCTCGATGCAGTGAACGCGCTACTCTATGTGCGCACCACCGAAGATGACCCGGCCGGCACACCAACTTGGGGAGCATGGCGCGAGTTCAGCAACGCGATCACCCGCGGCCGTGGCTTTCAGTTCAAGACGATCGCCACCAGCTCAGACCCGGCGCAGAACATCATCATCGACGAGCTTGGCTGCCAGCTTGAGCTGCAGCAGCGCACCGAGCAGTCCGCCACCCTCACGACTAGTACCGCCACTTACTCCGTGGTCTTTGCTAATCGCTTCTACCAGCCACCCAGCGTTGGTATTACTGGCTTTGACATGGCCACAGGCGACTACTTCACCATTGCATCCGTGACGCGGGCTGGATTCGAAGTAACATTCAGGAACAGCGCCGGCGGTGCCGTGAGCCGCCAGTTCACCTACACCGCCATCGGCTTCGGCCGGGAGATCTGACGCATGGCTCAAGGAGATCTCAACGTCGCCAACCAATCAGGTGCCGCTTTCCGCGCGGACCTAAACAACCAGCTTGAAGCTCTTGGGACGCTGCAGAGCGGCGCCAGCGCACCCAGCACCACGTTTGCCTACATGCCGTGGGCCGACACCACCACCGGCATCCTGAAGCTGCGCAACGCAGCCAACAGCGCCTGGATCACGCTGTTCCAGCTCGATGGCGTGTGGAGCACCATCGCACTAGAAAACGGCACGGCTGCTGCACCATCGCTGTATTTCAAG